TCGACTTCTTGCGCAAAGACATTCGGTACTGAACCAGTATTGACCATGACATTTGCTAAAAAAGTATTGAATGGTTGTGTTGGGTCGCCCAATAATATTTGAGACAGAAAGAAAGCGGCGCTAGTAGGACTACCTAATAATAATCGACTTCCAAACACTTTAATATAAAGCGGATTGATGTGCGTTGTCGTAGCGATACCAAACTCTTGCGTATCTTCCCGGTAAATATAAAGGTGCTGACCATCAGCAAAGCAGGCATAAACAATTGAACCATTAACAATAAAATCAAAGAATATATCACCCGCCTGTGTGGTTAGCTCTACAGGAATGGTAATAACCGTTTCATTGAAATTGTTATCTACGCGAATAATGGAATTAGCCACTACATAATATGAGTAGTTAATGGTTTTTACTTCATTGCGGGGTTCAGCACCAAAGACCAGCTTATTCTCATTTAAATAACGAACGTGCCGCCTGCCCATCTCAGGGTACATGGCGACTTTCTTTTTGCCAAGCTCACTTTGGTTGAGTGTCCAATTGACGGCATCGGTAGGATTAAACTGCTTAAAACGTGCCGTGTCGAAGTAGGTAATTATCGGAAGGTCAACGACTGGCATAGGGGCTATATCCCCGCACGAACGCGATACGCACCATTTAACATATTGTCGTTGCTTTGCTTAATTACCAAATTGATTGGACTAATGGCTACAATATCAGAGCGTAGCCCTTCATAGGTATCTTCCAATTCCTTTGTCCATGATTTAGCTCGCCCTTTGTGGAATGCCGTGTACTTGGCACACGCATATTCAAAGAACAATAGAAAATAATCAGGAAGTGTACTCATATCCATTGATTCAGAAATATAGGCTAGTTCAAATTTCCCATAAATCCATAATTCATAGAACTGAGATGCACCCGGCCATATTTCAAGATTGGTGTAATTCGTTTGATTATCAATAATGCCAACTAAAGGCAAACTTTGCATTGGAAAATACTTCGCCGTGCTATAGAACACATTACGGTTAATGACTTCCATGGGATAGTCAACCCCATCAAGATTAAGCCACAAGTTTTGAATCTCAGCCAATCGGCCTTCGGTAACATCGGGGATAGGGTCAGTAAAGCCGGGTGCGGCAAAGTTAATAAACTGTGTACCATTCTCAATAGGAAAATGAATTTTCTTGGGAATAGTGATCATGAGTGCTGTACCGCTATATGATCTTAATAAACGGTTCATGACTTTCACACCCGTTGCCGTATCCCACCCATGCAAGGGAACGGTCGGGCTATGCGAGCTTATCAATGAATAAAAGTCATTAACAAACTCTTTGACCGATTCATTGTAAACATTTGGCATAGCGCATTATTCCTTGTCGGATTTAAATGAGCGTTTTTTCTTGCCGCCTAACAAGGTAGATAACATGGAATTGTCAGAAGCTAATTTATCTTGAACGGTTTCAATATCCTCTGAACCATCATCGGAAATTTCAGAATCATCTTCCATTGCATTATCATCGTCTAAACTATGCGCGGCTTTGGCATCTTCTTTTGAATGAAACCACCCTTTATTCAGTGCATCAATATATTCACGATGATTTTCGCATAATAATTGATCAAATCCTGTCTGCTGTAATTTGTTTAATTTATATACGAATGCGCGTAGGTGTTTTGGATTAATCCATTTTCCATTATAGGGTATTTGTGTCGTTTTCTTCATATGAGGAAGTCCTTATGTATATAAAAAGGGGAAATCCTATACATGATACAGGAATTTCCCATCAATTTTATTATCTACCCTTTACGATCTTATAATCACGGCAAACTCTGGATTGATTGCGACACCGCACGCGATATCCAAACGATCAAGTTGTTCGTAATTTCTGATATCCGCACCCAATGAGTAGGTAATAGACATTTTGTATAAGTTAGAAAAGGTTGTAGCCGCTTCCACCCCACCACGTAATTCTGTGAGAGGAGGAGCCGCAAAGACAATAGCCTGATTATGAAATGCAAGAGTACGGTTAAAACTTTGACTTAACCAGACTTGCGCACCATTAGGAATGGGAGCGCTAATATTACGGCGCGCCCCAGTAGTCACAATAGTTGGATTTACATTAACCGTAACCGTTGTACCTGTTGAGATGGCATCGGCTGTTACCACGAATTGAGCGCGTTGTTCTAAAGGCTCATAGTTCAGTGGGTTAATCATATAAACTAAATTCGCGTCATCAATTTCTAAAATATCCCCTAAACGGAATACCAATTGATTAGATAAGACGCCATTTAATACGAATGTATTACCACCCGTGATTGGGCCATTGGCAATCTGTCCTCCATCCAAGAAACCAGTTGGAGGTGTGACTGCCGTACCACCACCCACACCAGCCGTGTGACGGCGCATGAAGTTTGACTTGAAGAAATCAAACCCAGATAAGTGACCTATGAAACCATCCATTAACGCGCCCGTATTCACGGTATTGTTAAAGATAGTGGCTAGCGAAGTAGATAATAAAGCGTTGGTAGTCGGACGGATTGCTACATAACGGTTTCCATCTTCGGGAATGCCAAGTTCAGTCATATAAGCATCAGCCATTGTAATGGTACCAAAATCAATTGGCACACCCGGCGTCCCGACTGCTTGATAAATCTGAGTCTGGAAGGTATCAGCAATAAACTTTTCCACTTTATTTGCAAGGGTTTTGGCGCGAGGGTTTAACATCATATCCAAGAATGGTTTATCACGGGCACGATTAAACGTTAAATCAAAACCTGTGAAACCTACCATCGTATGAAATTGCTTGGTAATAGAAAGTGGTCTAACGATTTGCACTACCGCTTCGGTTTTAGCGGATGCACCTTCGCCCCCTTCATAACGTTCTTCTAAACGATAATTAAGCGTTTGCCCGGTCACATATTTTAACGTGCGGAAATCTTCTTCAATATTACGATTAGAAACTTTTGCGAGGTTTAAATAGTTGACGTAGCGAACAAAGACTTCGTTTAAAACGTATTTAGTGGTTTGAAATAAATTTGCCATGGTGCATCCATCTCCGGAAAATGATTTAGGTTGGTGACAAAATGTCACTGTCTATTTACATTTCCGTGCGGACGGATAAATACACGCAGGGTAAAACTAAAAATTCATTTCTTAAAAACTCTAGAGACTCGGCGGCAATCCCTTACCACAATACACACCGATTGATGAATTTAATTCTACCCTGTTGTATTTTATTTGCAATAACTTACTTTGAACTGGCAGGATCATGTTGATCAGTTTTCTCAGGCGCTTTATTTGCAGTTTTATCAGTAGGATTTTTTAAACGTTTTTGATAATCCGCTTCCGATTCACCGGGTAACTTCGTTGGCTTACTATTTAATGGTGCTACCATGAGATTGTACTCCTTAAGTTAATAAACGATTAACGCCGCTTGCCTTGACGTTGATTTAGTTTAACACGGGCATCTTTCTCAATGGCACTGTCTACATCAAATTTTGGTAATTCGTCAAATTTATCACTAACATCACCTTTATGATTAGATAGTGGTCTACTTGATTTGGTCACATTGTTCGCTTTACGAATTTTTTCATCCAGTCTGCCCAATTCCAGCATTTGTGTAGGGAAATCCTGAATGCCAGCAATGCGTTCTATTTCTTTGGGTTGTTGCTTACACGCTGCATATAAAAACGCTGCCGGGTTTGGCATTCCACGAATACCCACCATGATAGCATCCGTAATGGGCTTATCACTTACCACGGTTTTAAAGTCTGAATACCTGTCCATGCCTGTTGTAAACTTTTCTTCAAATTCTGCCTGCACACGGCTTTCTTGTTCACGCCATTTTGCCTCATCGGCTTGACGTTGTGATTGAACTCGCTCTTGTTCTTTAGCTTGCAACTTGTTCGTTACAATCTTATCAACGACTTTGCTTAGTTCGCGCTCCCAATCAGCCTCAGTTGAATCAGAATCCATAGTTTGTGTGACTTGTTCCGTTACCTTGGCGACTTCTGCCGCTGTAGGTGCTTGACCATGATTGCCGCGAGCCAAACGCTCACGAATCATCTTATTGACCTCTGATTCGGGGTACATCTTTTCTTCTTTTGGAACTATTTCATTGCCATATTCATCAATTTTGGCAGCTTGATCTGTGTTATCGGGTTCTTCATCATCATCCGGGTCTTTATTGTCAATAATATCGGTTGGGTCTACTTCTTCATCGGGTTCTTTGTTGCCTTTATCGTCATATCCATAATCATCGGCATTCTGGCGCGGTTGTGGCGTGTGTAAAACAGACTTTTTCAATGCACCACGCAACCCGGTGCGCGTATTTTTAGTCGATTTGCTCTGTTCTGCTGGTGTATCACCATCTTCACTGGATGCAATCATATCCTCGCCAGTGGGTACCGTACCCAATTCATTCGCTAAATCATTATCGTCAATCTTTTGTAATACTTTTGGCATAAATGGTTAACTCTATTTTTTAGAAGTTGGTTTAGCCTCTTTGGGTTTGTCCAAAAAGCCTGTGTTGTGAGTGAGAATCTTGGCTAAATTATCATGGTGGCCTTGTGTGGTATCGGCGTGAATACGGGCAAACTCTGCCTGTAGTTTCTTCTCAGTTTCCACATAGCGCGCTTCAAGCTCAGCACTTTGTTGGTGTAATTGACCTAACTGAATGGCAGCATCAGTACCGTCTTTGCGAGACTGAGACTCGATCTTGTGCTGCTCTTGCATGAGTTTTTGCTGACCTAATGTAAAATCTTGTTGCGCTTTCATCATCTCAAGCTGGATTTTTAATAATTCAGGATTTGGAGGTGGGTCTTTGGGTGGTATCGGTTTGCCAGTCTTACCTGCTTCAATAATCTCAGGTGGTACTAGGGCGGCTCGCAGGCGGTTTCTAATTTCAATAGACTTCGAGTTTTCCAGTGTTTCGATAAATAAGTCAGCTACCAGATTAAATGTTTCAGGATTCTTTTGTAGGATAAGCTCGATAGTTTCTTGATCTTCCCGCTTTTGGCCTTCTACAGATTTACCGGGCAATAACCGTAATTTATAACGCCCTTTGGTAATATCATTTTCAAAGTTTTCGCCGTACTCATCGCCTTGTTTATTAATAGTAATGGTTTGCTCGCCCGTGTCTGGCATATTTAATCGTAGTTTGCGCTCAGTATCATAAATACGGGGTATGGCATCATCTACTATCAGGCCACAAGCCCACAAGGCTTGATTTGATGAAGTGAATAGTGTTTGAGTATTATAACTAGCGGTCTCGCGCCGTGAATCTATTGCGTCGCCAGAGACTTCTTGACCGCCTTGGCCTAACTGCGTGCCATATATTCCAGTACTAGAAGATAAATCATTCAGCGTACTATCATATTGCTGCATCAAAGACTGTGATATTTCCGGTGGTTTTAATTGCTGTGGAATATTGCCAGACTTGGCTTCATCATAATAGAGCGCGCCTAAAATGACAGTCGGGTCAGCCCATATTTGCTTAGTATCAGTGCCACGCGCATTCTCTTTCGATATAAGGAATTGATCATAGCGAAATACAGTTAGGAGATAAGCATTTTGCGTTTTGATATAGTTTAAATAACGTTGCGCATCCTTTGCATTGGCAAAAAATGAGCGTGTAATCTGGCGCCCTTTCTTATCATAGTAAGAACGCTGATCTTCAAAAATGATAGGAGAGTATTGACTATGAAATGGCACCT